AATTCAAACTGCAGCGATTGGATTTGAGATAAAAAATTGGTGTCAAATTCTTCGAGCTTGTCGTTATAAACATAGCGTGAGCGCTCCATAACAAGCTCTCTAGCACGTTCATGCGATGCCACATCGAATTGACCACATTTCACTTTTAAATCCTCCACAGACGCAGAAATGATAGTTAATAATGCTTCATCTTCTGCTGTGTGGAAGATTTTCATACGACGTTTAAAGGCTTTTAATAATTCATCCAATGCAATCCCTCCTAACCGGCTGGATTAACAGTTACGACGCATGTCGCTGTTTTATTACCGTCTGTTGTTTTAACGGTAATCGTTGCTTCACCTTCGGCTACAGCTGTTACTAAACCAGTTGAGCTTACAGTCGCAATAGCTGCTGCACTTGTAGACCAAGTAACAGCTTTATTTGTCGCTGTTGTTGGCGCTACAGTTGCCGTAAGTTGTTTTGTACCTGCAATATCAAGCGTTGCTGTCGTAGCATCTAATGTCACACCAGTAACTGCAACTACTGGATTCGTTACCGTTACTGTGCTTGTTGCAGTCTTGTTACCATCTGTAGTTGTCGCAGTGATAACCGATGTACCAGCTTTCACACCAGTTACTACCCCAGTTGATGCATTAACTGTTGCATTAGCCGGCGTGCCCGATGCCCATGTTACAGCTTTATTCGTCGCATTGGCTGGTGCTACTGTAGCTGTAATTGTTGTCGTTTTACCTACATCCACAGTTGCAGTAGTAGGTGTTATTGTCACACCGGTAACAGCTGTTTTAGGCGTTGCGTTTACAGTTGCAGATTTACTTGATTCACCTTTGCCATTTTTAGCTGTGGCTTGAATCGAGTATTGCGTACCATCTGTTAAACCCGTAATAGTACCTGTTTTAGTTGTGCTGTTTTGCGTTTTAGGCGTTGTACCATCTGTGTAATAAATGGTATAGCCAGTAATCGCTGTGCCATCGTTTGTACCGTCCACAATTGTGAAGTCAATGGCTCCTGCTTTGGCTGTCACCGTAACAGTTGGGGCACCAGGTACAATATCCGTTGTTGTAAATTGAACAGAACCTGTAGCACCATTTTCTTCAACTTCGACGGTATAGGCCGTATTTGGTGTTAAATTTTGTAAACTAAAAGGCGATGTAGCATCTTCTGACACCACAACGCCATTATTTTTAATCGTAGCCATTATTCAACCTCCCATGAAATATTGGCGCTCTTAGCATTCGGGCTAGCCGACACGTTTAATGAGCCGGCATTAGCTGGGAATCGCAAGTGTCCAAATCGCCGCAGCTTTATCATCTTTCGCTTTACCATATGCAAATTGTTTTGCTGTGTATAAATCTAAATCTTCAATGGCCAACGTTTGATCATATTTACGAAGTGTAATACCGCCACCAACATAGGCATCGTAACGACCTTTTACAAATGTTAATACCGTACCTGTTTTTTGCGCAACAGATTCAATAATTTTTAAGTTGAAAGGTAGTGCTGTTACATACACGCCATTTGCATTTAGTGATGTATATTGCGCTTTTACATCCCATGCATCTGCTGGATTAACTACCATTGCAACTAAACCATCTACTAATACAGCTTTTCCTTTTTCATCTGTCGAATGGTGCTTGTATACTGATGTTAATTCTTTAACAGTTGTTTTAGAGTCTGTAAATGTTAGTTCGCCTTGTGCTGTTTTTTCAGGATAAACGCCACCTACAATAGAAACACCTTCTTGTACTTGGCGGTTTAACCCCACCGGCTTATCGTTTCCATCACCGGCAAGAAAAGCTGCTTCAAGCGCTACTGCAAATGCTTCATCAATTTGTGCTGATACAAATGCAGATACCCAAGCTGGTCCAAAATCTGTTAAATCTTTTGGTACGACAACAAATGCTGTTAATTTATGTTGAATCACTTCTTCATCATTAAATGCTGCATCTAATTGCCCTTTAATATCACCAAAAATTTTGCCCCATACAGCTGTACCAGATGTTTCTGATTTTAAGAACTTCAAACGCAATCCGGCATTTTGTAAACCGATTTCAGCTAATAGTGGGTGTGCAGTTGTTAAATCTTCAAAGATGCGATCAATTGTTTCTTCTGGTAAAAGCGTTTCTTCTTTGTAACCAACTTCTGTATTAATCGCATTAAAGAATGTACGTTCACGTGCCGTCATCTTAGCTTCAGCTGGCGTTGTCGCAGCGAATTTTTCGGCTTCTGCGCGCGCTTGCTTTTTCGTTTCTTCAAATAGTTCATTAATCATTTCGGCATATAACTCGCCTTGTTTTTCTTCTGGTTCACCATTTTGTACGGCATTTAAAAAGTTTTGTCGTGCTGTTTTAAAATCATTTGTTAAATTAATTGTCATCTATATGACCTCCTAGTTAAATTAAAAAACGAACCGTCCAAATCCTTTATTTTGTGGTTTTGGTGGCTCGCTTTGCATATTCATTTTTTCGATTACTTTATTTGCGATTTCATCCATATCTACATTTACATTTACAACAGGTTCTTTATTCATCATTGTTTTCATGCGATTGATGACTTCTGGTGATAGACCTCCACCTGTTGTTGCGACAAGTTTTGGCACATTCTCGGAAAACATCACTTCATCTGCAAATCCTAATTCAACAGCTTGTTGAGCTGTAAGCCATGTCTCTTTGTTCATTAATTCTAAAATATCGTCTAATGGTTGATTTGTTTTATCTACATAAGCGCTCGCAATGGATTCATTGAATCCCTTTAGCACATCAGCTTCATGCTGCATTGTACGATTGTCCCCAGCAGCAAAGCTCGATACGTTATGAATCATAATTTGTGCTGTAGGACTGATTGTTACATGACCAGCCATCGCAATCACAGATGCTGCAGACGCTGCAATCCCCACAATTTTAATATTTACCTTACCAGGATATTCTTTTAATGCTGTGTAAATTTCGCTACCAGCATATACGTCACCGCCACCCGAATTAATAATGATATCTAAATTTTCATTCGTTGTGGGTAACGAATCTACAATGTCTTTGGGTGCTGTGCTGTCCATATCCAACCAATCATAAATCCATTTATCATCATTTGAAATGATGGCACCTTTTACTTCTAACTTCACTGACTCTCACCTCCTTTGGCTGTGTTCGTATCTACTTTTTCATAGTTTTTCGTTAAAACATACACATCTAACTCTGGATCATCTACTCGGTCCATACCAAATAGTTCACGCACTTCATTTCGACTAAAAGCTCCGGACGCAATCAATTTATCTACAGCTTCCGAATTTTGAATGACATCATGAATGGCAATACCACGCAGTTGAATTTTTTCATCTTTCCCTAGCTTGATTTTTGCATTCAATTCATCTTCAATCTTCTTTAAAAGTGGTCCTAAACAAAACTTCACATAGGCTTTCATTGCATCTTCTAATTCGGCTACATCACCATGAATCAGATTAACGGGAATACCCAAGATATTAGCTACATTATCAATTAATGCACGCTTCACTTTTTCAGATTCATCAATACTTGGACCAGACTTACTACCATCTGCATACTCCGTATAAGTAGAGTTTTTAAATATTGGAAAAACAGCCACCATACTTTTATTGACGACATCTAGTGTTCGTCGAATCACATCTTTAGGCTTATCAATATTCTTTGGATCATTAATTGTATCAAACGAAAAAGAACCACGAATTTGATACCCACGTTTAGAAGCATCGATAAGCGAACCAAATAAATCCGCATAATCACTCGTCAACCCATCTAAGAACTTCGATAGATGCGCATTGTTATAGGTTAAATAAATAACTTCGTCCATATTCCATTTTTTATTGGTAAACGTAAACTCTTTAATGCTCACTTGTTCAAATGTATCTGGATATAGCGCACGTTCTACTCGATGAAAGCCATCAGCTACTAATAATTGTTTTTCGTATGGAATAATGAGCACTTCATTTTCTCGAATTAATTTATTGATAACTGTCTGCCAAAAATCAGATGCACTTTCATCTGTATTTGGACGTATATTAAAAATCCTATCCAATTCGCTATCTAGCAATCGTTTCTTTCCCTGCATATGTTTAAATTCCGTTTGAGACACAGATCGCGCAATAAAGTTAGAGCACGTTTCAATGGCTAATTCCTTTAAGTAGGTTCGTTGTTCAATTTCTACAACATACTCTAAGTCCAGCATTTCTCCTAATTCCTTGTGTCGATTAAATAAAAAATCGAGGACTCCGATATTTTCCACCTCCCTCCTACGCGTAAAATTCGCTATATGCATCAAACGTTGAATCGATGTTAATTTCATCTAATTCATTTGCACGATAAAGCGCATAAACAAATGCCTGGAACCCATCTGTTTTTCGTTTTGTTTCTTCTTTTTTCAGAAATTGTTTTCCGTTAGCCGTATCTTTTACATATACGTTGTTGGTATACCAACGCATTAAAGGATTATCTCCAAAAATAAACTTGTGATTAGCAAATCCATCTTCAACGCGTGGGGCCATTAATGGATGAATACTCGTAGGGCGCTTAATACATTCCACTTCAAAACCAGCTTCTTCTAAAAGGGGCCGTAAAATATCTAGCTTATAGTTATCAGCTACAATTTTACGAACGCCATATAATTCACGCATCTCGATAAACCAGTTCACAATATGCATGGGATTTAAAGAAGGCTCGTCTACTACTTTTAATAAGCCTTGTTTCTCCCACTGTTTAATCGGTGCACGTTTTTCAGTTCCGATATCACTAGCGCTATTAGAATAGCCATAATGCACATCACAGAATTGTTTACAGGCAAAAGAGAACGTCTTAAATACATATTCTTCACTCTTTTTAAAGAGCAAGCCACATGCTGCGAAATCTCGAACACTCCCAAAATCGAGCGAACCAATAGGGACATGATCTAGTTCAAAGAATGGACGGTTCGTTGCGGTCATTTCTTCTTTGGTTGCAACCGAATTTTCCATATTATCCTCTAAGAAGTTCATCCGTTTTGTAACAAATGCAGAACGCCCTGAAGGTTGTTTAGCCAATTTTTCATATTCTTTATACACTTTGGTATACAAACGTTTTCCACGCTTATTTAATGGTTCCTGCAGCGCTGGATTAGCTTTTGCCCATACTTCTGGCTTATCTAATTCTTCAATGCTATCTAGTTCACAGATATAAGGGAATAAACCTCTGAAGGGTGTATGCCCATTTAATAAATCCTCACACTCGCGATATTTAATATCAAAATAGCCTTCTCGTACAAAACCCTTTGTACCAATAAAGAATTGACGGCCACAATCGACTTTACCTAAACCACCAGAAAAGACATCGACAATTTCCGTTGTTTCCATCTCGTGATATTCATCATAGATAACAGCCCCTTCACGCCCACCATCTTGTGAACTGGCATTGCTTGTTTTATATTCAAAAACACTTTGCGTGGTTAAACCAGTGATGCTACTTTTATAGGCTTCAAATTCCTCTAATAAATCTTCATTGTCTTTTTTATTAATGACCCGATAGCATTCTTGGAAACTACGTTTTGCCTGCTTTTCCGAGTTGGCCACAATCGATACATCATAATAATCAATACCATGCAATTCACTAATGAAATAGTTGGCCAGTGTCGAAATAAATCCATTCTTACCGCCACCACGTCCCATATTAATAACAAATTCATCAAATACAGGTTCGTCATCTTCTACGTAAAATAAAAAGATGAATGGGGCTATAAATGTTTCCCATTCATCTAATTCAAAATACCAAACTTGGCTAAATTCAATATAGTTATTAATTTGTTCTTCGTTGAAATAATACAAGTCGTCACGTGGTAGAATCATCGTTTCAATTAAGGTTAATAATTGCTCACGCTTTTTATTTAAAAGTATCGCTCCATCTTTCCACTTTTGTATGTAGCTATCTACATAATCATTTTGCAACATCTATTATCGACCCAATAACTTCGACTTTTTAGATTTTGTTTCTTGTGGAAGTAATTCAGTTAATTGTTTCATGATGGATTGATACGTGCGATCACGATTATCATAGTTTTCTACAATTGGTCGTTTTCGGTCATATGGAATTTGATTTTCACTTTGTGAGAATTTTTCATACTCACCATTTTCTAAAATATCTTTCCAGTTATCATCGAGTAAAATACGGAGTCGTGCAGCTTGTGTGATTAATCCATCTGACAATTTCCGTTGTGGTTCTGGAATCGTCTTAAAAAGTAGTTTGATTCGATTTTCTTCAGCTGCTACTCGATGTTCCATTTCATCAATTCTATCGTTTAATAAGTAAACTAACGATACACCCAAGTTTTTAGCGATGCTATTGAGCACATCTAAACTTGGTGAATTTCGTCCATTCTCGATGCTGGAATAATAGTTTATGGAAATGCCACAAGCCTTTGATAATTCTACTTGCGTCAGGTTTTTTTCTTTTCTTTTTTTGCGCATTCGTGAGCCTACTTCTTGTTTATCCAAATTAATCACATCCTTTCATTTGAGGTGGTAGGGGTGGGGTGGGTGAAACGAACACGTTACATTTGTTGAAATAACCCCACCCACCGGTAGCCCAATATTTTTTTTGAAAGTCAAAGGGTTTTAAGCCGGGGTAGTTCTTTAATCCCAGCTTTCATCATCTGCCCACTTATTTTTTTGTTGAGTAAAACCAAAACGACCATGCCTTTTATTGTGACAGGTGCGACACAACGTGCGTAAATTTGTATCAACCAGTGCAAGCTCTGGATAATCATCTAATTCTTGAATATGGTCAATTTCTAAAATGGCATCATTTCGTGTAGTAACACGACCTTCTGCTTTACACATCACACATTCGTAATTGTCACGTTCAAGTATTTCTAAGCGTTTAGCTTTCCATTCACGTGACAAATAGAATGGATTGACTGGTTTACCTTTTGTGTAGCCCACGAGCTCACTCCTTTATTACTGAATAAAAGCAAGTTCTATACCACGTGAAGATTTCCACAGTTATTACAAATACCAATGCCTTCGAGATGCAACTGTTGACCACAGCTACAACGAAACATAACTACATCGTCATCTATCAATTCATCTCTTATAGCTATATGCACAATCAAAGCATTGCATGTAGTCATTTTCATAAGAGTGTTAACGGATTGATGTATTTGTTCATCAGTCATAGCATCGTCAAAGGATAGCACTTCAACTTCGTGCGTTGATTTATGAGTTGTATAAAAAACATTTGAGCCGAAGTTATTGCGATGTTGATAACGTAATATTACATAAGCTACTCGCATAGCTATTCACTACCTTCTGCTTTGATTAGTCCATCATGTAATACAATTTTTGTACCATCAGGTTTATGAATGGTTGTATGTTCACCCACTGCATCAATAGCTTCTAACTCATTAGCCAATGCATTTGCATGTTTAGCAATAGCTTTTAGTTTGTCTGCCATCTTATTAGTGTCCACGTTTAATTCAATTGATAAACTGTTTCCTGTATCAATCATAACTTTCACACTCCTCAAAATGTATCAATTGATATTTATTACAAATGATACTTCTTTCAAATGTAATAAGTATCATTAATCTTAATAATCCCAATCCATTGCAACATCTACCCAATAGAACATCTGCCACTAACGCCTGGCATCGCGAGATTATAGATCACCATGTCCCTTCTACTCATATCGAGTTAAATAACCTTTTTGATTAGATGCTTAGGTTTTCTGCATGTCACTTGACTGTGTAATACCTTTCTCGAAAAATCCATTTTGATTGGATATTTCTTTTTAGGTTTCTCATTACAATTTTTCATTTCATCAAACCAACTAATTCCTGTATTGCTTCGAACATCACCTTTACCAAACAACCTCAATAGATTGGATTTGATTCGCGACCATATTCTTTGAATGCCTTTGAAATATTCTTTAATCAATTCAACAAATCTTTTCATTTCCAAAACATCACCCCTTTTTAAACTCATTAAGACATACAAAAGAAAACGGACTGTTAGGGGTTAGTTTTGAATTTCTTTGTATGTCTTAATCAACTTAAATATTTAACCCTCTCACTATAAGTGTGTTCTCTGGGCGGTTTCGTGGTCTTATGTAACATATCTTTTGTTTTGTTACATCAATTCTATGGCTCATAAACCCTGTTATATCAACGTTTTGAAATTTATTTAAACTTTTTTTATTTCTAATGTACAAACTATCTTTTTATGTTACATTAGCTTTCTGCATAAAAAAACAAACGCTGTTATATCAACGTTTGTCGCTATTCGTAGTCTTTTTCTTTTCTTCGTTTAAATAGTCCATTCACTACCTTATTTACTTTATCTTCTTCAATACCGATATAGCGTAGCGTGTCTGCTTGGTCATGGTGATTCAAAATGATTTGTAATGTAGCTACATCATTTGTTTCTTGATAAAAATGATAGGCGAATGTTTTGCGCATGGTATGCGTCCCAATATCACCTCGATAACCGATAGCTTCAGCAGCATCTTTTAAAATACGATAGGCTTGTATTCGTGTAATAGGTTTACGTGCTCCATGAGGCCCTTTCTTTTTACTTTGTATAAGATAATCATGTGCACTCATATCTTGTGTATAATCTTTTAACGCTTTCTTTAACTCATAACTAATCACCAGTTGCTTAAACTTACCTGTCTTTTTTTCTTGGATTTTGACGCTATTTCGAATACGTATCTGGCCATTCTTTTTCTTTTCACGCACATCTTTTACTTTCAACTGTAAAATATCTGATATACGCAATCCTAAGTTGATTCCCAACATAAACATAATAAAATCTCGTTTATCTGTTGCTTCAAAATATTCCATAAATTCTTGAACCTGGTCCATATCACGAATGGGTTGTACATACCTCATACCATCACCCAGCCTTCTTTTTTAATAATACGTTTGCATCGTACAATTGCTCTTTTTATTTGATCACGTGTTACATTCATTGCTTTTGCAATTTCTTCTTGCGAATAGTTATTTGCATACATCGTAAATATTTCGCCATCTTCCTTACAAATGTTCTTCATAATATCTTTTATTAATTGTTCTTTCATTTTTTGATTTTCTACTTCTTCGGCTGTTTTCTCCTCTAAAAGTGAGTCAACCTTTATGTTTGTATGTAGCCAATCGCATGGTACAGGTATTTCTCGTTGATAGGCTGCACGATTTTCAACACCTCTTGTAGTGCCTGGTTGTCTGCCTGTTCGTAACCATTGAATAACGTATTGTAGATTACTAATCCAACTATTAATGGTCTTGATTTCATTCTCTAATCGCTTTATTTCTTCCATATCTTGAATCTGTTTAGCACGTAGTAATTTTGTTTTTCGTATTGGTAATAATGTCTTTGTATCTTTTAAAGTACGTTTATATTCTTGGATTAAATCATTCATTTTCGTTCCCCCTATGAACAAATTGAACAAAAAAAGGGAACACTAAATGCGCGCAATAAATACTTGCGTTCATTTTAGTGCTCCCGGTTGTTCCTGATCAGCTCTATGTTTATTAAGTTAAATTTATAATATCAAAGTTTTCTACTATATGCTAGTTCTGTACGAACCACCTTGCCATTTTGCCACGTGATTGTTTGTGTCCCATATCCATAAGGCAATGTGTCTACAATGTTTATCTTTCCATCTTTAATATAAAATACACCGTCTTTACTTAAATCGATTTCATGTAATTGCTTTACATTTCGTTCCAAATTTCAACACTCCTTATGTTATAATGTTTGTGGGAAGTTTTAAACTTATACCTATGCTTATTGTGTCAGTTACTGCTGACACTTTTTTTATTGCCTTCAAAATAGCTTTTTATATACTTTAAGGCGCTCTCTGTACTGGTGAATAATTCTTCAAAGTCGCACGATCTAACGACAATGAATTTATTTTCACTTTCTACTTCACATGTAGCTGTCGATATTTTACTTCCTGGCATTAACCCATTTATTTTCTTTTCAATTAGCTCAATATCGTTTATCTCACGTAGTACGGTAAAAATATCGATTTGTTCAAATCCTTCAACCAATACTGACATACTCACAACCCCTTTGCCTTCTCTAGCAGTCCAGTTTCTTTTTTCCACGTTTGAAATTTTGTCGAGGACATGCCTACACTATGATAGATTTCAAAATCATATAAACCACTCAATCTCAGTTCTAAGTAATTAGATTCTGTTAACCCAGTTTCTTTTAATTTCTCTAACAATTTATTTTTTTTAGCCTTTTTTCGTTTGTGTGAAATGGCAGTAAGTTCATCACCAATTTCAGTTAATTGATGAAAAATTGGACATGCTGCACACTTATCAACATGGCCATCGCCAAAGTGAGGACATTTCATACAATGCTTAGAGCTAATCCTATTTTGCTTTTCAGCTAAATTAGAACGATTAAAACGGTCCATAATACGTCGACTTCGCGCCACTTTTATGTTCATTTCCTTAGCTCCCTACTATACTCGGCCAATAGATCAGCCGAATGATTTAATTCATTTGCTATCTGAATATAAGTAGTATCTTTATAAATTCCTTGTTGCTTTTGATAAGCAACTACAACACTTTCTACTTCTTCATATGTGTAGCACACCTTTTTGAATTTGAATCCAGCGTCGTTATAAAAAGCAATAAGTACAAACGGTACTGGCACATCATATCCTAAATGAGTATTCATCTACTCACCCTCTAACAATTCTGGATTTTCGTAAATGTTGCCAATGACTTCACAACGAAAAGCATTAGCTTTCGTCATAATTAAAATCTCTTTACTAATATGTCTGTCCCTTAATTTCAATACTCTTTCAAGCCATTGAAAACCATCATTTTCAATAACTGTTACTGTTCCAAAGCTGTCTATCGTGACATCACCCTCATATATCTCAACACCATTTGCGTCTTTTAGACCTGTGTATTGCATTAGAATACAATCATCTAAATCCGACATATTATGTGCTCTATGGCAAACTTCTCCGTGTTCAAAATCAATAGACCATGCTGTATCTAAAAACTTTCTTTTTTTATTCCACGCTCTAAAATTAATCTCACGCATTTTCTTCTCCACCTTTCAACTTTCTATTTTAAGAATAAAAATATAATGGCCATCGAGATACAAAAAACAAACACAGCAACCTCATACCAAAACTCATACTTTTTCAACTCAACCTCACCTTTGTAAATTGATATTTTTTTCATTATTACAAAGTATCAATTGTAATAATGATACTTTTTACAATTAAAAAATAATAAATCTAATACTCTAATTCCAGTTCAATTAAGGCTGCATAGGCTCCATCGTAATAACCTTCCATCTTTATATCACCGACTTGTTTCCACCCACGCTCTCGATGCTCATTAATTTTTTCTTGAAGTTTATATTTATCGAATGCTTTGATTATTTTCCTTGTTTTTTTCATTTCATTTCCCCCTCTAGCAAATCATCAATTTTTTTAACGATTTCATTTGCATCACAGCAATGATAATCGAATGTAGTACGCTCATAACCGCAAGCCATGAATGATAGCAATTCACGAATGGTCATCAATTCATCATCTGTCATCAGCAATGCTTTCGCATTAGTCGCAAATCCCCCTGTTACCCCTTCACCTTCAATTGTCGCCACTTGCATACGACCTTCGAAGTTTTCTACTGTACAAGCCATTCCGTGCCCTCTAATAGCGCATACAGCTTTTTGAAAATCACTTATATTTGTCATTTTTAATACCCCTGCTCTTGTCGCTCGAAATTAACTTTGTTTTTATCGTAGTATGCTTGTTCTACTTGTTCCCAGGTGAAACCTAGTAAATAACCTAGTTCTAAGAACCACTGCAAAATATGTGGATAATACTCGTACGCAAAATTCTTTGCGTCATCCAACAAAAGTGAAACTTCTAAATATAATTTTCTAAATACAAATAATACTTCCCTGTCTTCAAAAGATTTGAATTTAACTAATTGCTCAATTGCAACAAAGTTTTCAATTTCCAAATCATTTCCAACACTCAAGATGAAGTGCAGACAATCAACGTATTCTTCTAACAACGGATTTTTATATTCCTTCTTACCTTCGCAATAACCACATTCTTCTTCTTCATACGGTTCACTAGGGATTAAGCTATCCTCTGTTTGCATCATTCCAGTTCCATTGCAAGCCCAACATTTAACCTCAATCTTATTTTTCGGCTCTTGATCATTACTCCAAAACTTGAACCCTCTCCACTCATTTGCACATTCACCCAATTCTACTAATAGAGCCAATGCTTTCTTCTCTAGACGATTTTCACCCTCTTGTACTGGATGATGTGCTGTAATATCCGCATCTAATTTCGCTTGCATTTCAAATAATTTTTGTAAGTTCATTCTGTTTCCTCCTCAATTGGCGCATCTAAATTGAATAACTTAACACGCTTATCATTAGTTTCTTTAAAAACGATTGGTGCAGTGTTTTTTAACAGGCGACTGATTAATGCATTAACAGCTCTATCTTCGCTGTACATCTTCGTTAACTGGTTTCGCGAATAATTCGATGTCACAATCGTTCCCTTCGTCTGACGGGCTTCAAGTGCTTCTGTGAGGATGTCTTTTACCCACTGTTTTGCTTCTGAATCGCTACCAGTCTCATTGCCTAAGTCATCTAACACTAGAAAATCAACTCGGCTTAGCAAATCAATGAAATACATTTGGTCATATGGGTACTCCTTGTCATTCCATGATTTTTTAATCATCATAAGCATTCGGCGTACATTAACAAATGCACATTCTACATCCAGTGTTTCATTCAAGTTTCGTAATATGGCCATTGCAAGATGGGATTTGCCTACACCGGTTGAACCTGTCAACATGGTTGTAAAATACTCATTCGCTTCTTTTTCAAACTTGGCCCGATAATGTTTCACAGCTTTTAGCGCATCTTCTTTGCTTTTAATTTCTTCTGGTGTCATTACTTCAAAATTTTTAAATCCAGCGTCCGCAATTGATTGATCACTGTAGACCGATGCATAATGTAAGGTGTTTTTTCGTTTATGCTTTTCTCGTTCAATCGCTTCATCACTAATACGTTTGACAAAAGCTGCATCACGTTCCTCTTTCAAACACTGTAAGCAAATTAATTGGGTGCCATACTGTTCATAAGCTGTACCTAATAAATCAGCTTTGTATAAAGGATGTTTGATTTTATAACCATATTCATTTACATGCTCTTTTTCACAGTAATTAGAAGTTAACGCCATCATCATATTCTTTGGCAGGCTCATAGCTTGCTGAATTGCTTTCATTACGTTCACGTCCTTTCTTATTCTCCACAGCCTTTAAGTCATCGAGTGTTTTAATATTCTCGTTTTTCCAATTACGAGTAATCGCTGCAGCGTATTTAATTGAGCGTTTATTAGCAAGTACCGATTTCTTTAATGCTTCAAGTGCAAGTTCTTCATTGCAGTCTGTAATCATGTATTCGATTTCTTCGGTAACGAATGGTGTTAATGGTCCAAATTCAGATTCATAGAATTTAAAGATTTCAGACGACAACGACGACTGGTCTTCTGTTGTAGTCTTTTGTTGTGTTCTTCTGTTGTATTCTTCTGTATATGAAGAAACTGAAATATTTTCGTTTCCATCCTGTAATTTTTCAGTTTCGATTCTTAAATTTTTAAGAAACGATTCTAAAGATTTTAAGAATCTATTTATATCCAATTTATAATGCAGTGTAGGGCTACCTTCTGCCTTTCGGAGTTTAGTTTGAACTAAACCTTTTTCTTTCAAAATTTTCGTCTGCTTTCGTACGCTATATTCACTTAAGCAAATTTCTTCATTCCATTCGGCATATGTTTTATAAAAGAAACCATCTTTGCTTTGCGCCTTATCAGACCAAAAAACTAATTGCTGTAAAAAAATACCACCTTCTAAAGAATTCATATACTTAACAAATGTTCGATTAATCGTTAAATAATTGTCTTGTCCCGAAATGCTTGTTATAAGATAGCGTGCCAAATCGATATTACTCATTTTTTTATCCCCCTAACGGATTATTCAATATTCATTTTTGGACCTTGAATGTCTTTCAAGACAATAGTTAATTTTCTTTATTGTCATTTTTCTTATCTTTTTTATGAGCACTTGCATTCTCCAATGCTCTTCTTTTTTCATTTTGTCGTCGTTTTTCTTCTACAACATCCCATAATGTTTTTTTCATACGTCACTTCCTTAAAAGGAAATTTACTAATTTTGTCGAATAGTAGTATTTAGAAAGGTGGTGAAACTATGATAGATAAAAATATTTTTTACGTAAAAGAATTTTCAGACGATTCCGCAGAATCTCGCGCTAATCGTTACTTAGCAAAGGGATGGACATTATTAAGTGTTGGACCTAAGACAAGTGATATATCCAACAACCAAATGTACTATTCTACTTCCTATGTGGTGGGAGCCACAAAAGAACAATATGATATTTACTTACAAGAACCGAAATCTAAGCTTATTTAGGATCACTATAGAGAAGTTTGATATAAAGTTCTGCGTCTGTTTGATGTAGAGCTTTATTTAATTTTGCATAACTTAATCCTGATTCTTTACATACCTCACGTAATTTATTTACAAGTTCTATAATTTCTTCCGACAATAATTCACGTGAATCCATTACAATTTCATAATTTTCAACATGATTAATTTTTTTCATATTAAATTCCTCCAATTTAGTTTGATTTACTATCAAATAACAAAATACAACCTAGTCTATTAATGATTGTTGATTCTGATACGATTCAATATCCATTCGTAATGATGCACCGGGCTCCCAATAATTTAGAAGTTTCACCCCTTCATCAAAACGTTTTGCTGGTAACTCTTTATAAGTAGAAATCCCAAAATGATTTTTAAAGTCACGCCAAGCAGCTCTAAATACTTTAGTAGCAAGCATTTCATAAGCCAAACTCTTATAACCGCCAAGTGCCTTCATCGCTTTTCTTTTTACAATGTCCTGCAAAGTTTTCTCCTGGTACGTATTGATGCGCATATTATCTTTTAAATAGTCGACATCTTCTTTAATAGCTGCCACTTCTTTGCGAGTTTCAAGTGCAGCTGTAAGCGCCAATTCCAATGGATCTGTAGGCAATTTATTTTCGATGACTTGTTCCATTTGATTGAAACGTTCGATGTAAGCGACTGCGAACATCGTGCCTTTTGCGCCGGTCATGCGAGTTGAATAAAGTTCGCATCCTTTTTTAGTAAGTAGAAAGCAAGGTTTTTCTCGATTTAAAGAATCTTTGTAAATTCCTTCTGTGAAATAGATGCCCACACTTTTGTGGTCATCTCCAAAATGCGTGATGATTGTTGAAATATCGCGCAACACTTGGTCATGTCGACGTTCTACCATTTCACTAACTTCCACCGAAGTGATTGTGTTGTGCGTTTGTTGACCTGCATACATTACTTTAATATTTGTCATTTTAATTCCTCCTATTTTTTAAAGTACAGATAATACGAATAAGCCACTGGCAATTGCTACAGCAGGTAGAAAACCAATAACACCAACTGTCATTAATTTATCGCTTATAGTAGGATCACCTTCTGGAATATCAAACCAACCAATTCTTTCATCATCTTCTACATCGATATTTTCTACTTCTTCTGCAATTTTCAATAACTTATCCATTGTAATTACCTCACTTAATTTCTAAAATTTTTTTTATTTCATTAATGCGTTGTTGAGCTTTCGGGCCTTTTCTTCTTCCCCTTAAAATATCTGTTAGATATGGTGCAGAAATACCAACTTTTTCAGCTAATTGCATTTGTGTCATATCTCTTTCATAAAGTTCATCTCTAACGTCCAAAAACAATTTTTTCGTCATTTAATCACTCCTTTTAAACATACAAATGTGTATTTATACCTTTGAACATTAGGTATCAACTCACATTTTGAGAACAAAGTTCTAATAAATTAGCTAAAAACATTGACCAAAACTAGACTATAGTTTAAAATAAACCCATAGTTAAAAAGCTAAATAAACAAAATTATTTAATATTCCTACATCGCCAAATGTTAAATTGAATAATAATATTTTGTTTTTTTCTTGTTTTTTATCTAATAAATTAGCTCATGTATAATAATACTAGACTAAAGTTTAAAAGTCAAATTAATTATTAGACTTTAGAGTAGTTTTTATACATGCTTAAGGACGGTTGATTATAATGACAATATTTTTAGATAGAGTAAAATTATTAGCAAAAGAAAAGAAAATTTCTATGGCCGAATTGGAAAGGGAAATTGAAGTGAGTAAAAATACTTCTTATACTTGGAAAACAAAAGTTCCAAATAGCAATACATTAGAAAAGGTTGCAGATTACTTTGATGTTTCTGCAGATTATCTTTTAGGAAGAACAAATCTTAAACGCTATGTTATCCCAGATGAAAGATTTCAGACAGTAGCAGCACATATTGATAAAGATGCAACAGATGAAGAATTAGAAGAAATTTTACAGTTTATTGAATTCAAGAAAAATCTAAAAAAGTAAATAATTAATATATGTTGGGTGGTTTTGGGATGAACAAATTTGAAGCTCTGTGGAATGAATATTACGAGGACATACCTATTTGGCAAACTAAATTTTTGCCAAATAAATTAGATGGATTTTACGATAATGATGGTATATTTTTAAGAACTGGTATGACTCAAAATAAATATCATTGTGTATTAGCTGAAGAACTTGGACACTTTAAAACTACCCTGGGTAATATAGTTGAACAGAAAACAATTCGAGATAGACAACAAGAAATCATAGCACGTCGTTGGGGACATAAAAAAATTGTAACCTTAGATAATCTAATAGAGTGCTATGAAAAATACATAACAACTGTGGAAGAAATATGTGCTCACCTTGAAATCGTTCCGGAATTTTTAGAAGAATGTCTAGTACACTATCGCCAACAATATGGACAAGATATTTTCTACAAAGATTATTTAATCATATTAGATCCACTCGATATAAAAAGAAAAAAGGACTTAGCTTTATAATATAAGCTAAGTCCTTTTGTTTATTTCTCGACCATTACTTCGAATTTTCTTCTACTTTTATCAGTTAATGTTTCTACTTTTTCATCAATTAAATGATTTACTAGGTCATCTACATTTTTAAATTCTGTAATTTTCCTTAAAGCATTCATTCTATCTCGTGTTTCATTTGTAACCCTAAGTGACGCACGATATTCTTTTACAACTTCAACTTCATTTTCTTCTACGCTTTCTTCTAAAGCCGAATTAGTAGGAGTAAATTCGTTCCCACGCATACGTTTATTTAAGAGTTTCTTGTTAGCCATACTAATTATTCTCCTTCTCTATTTTTTTTATTCTCTCAATCATCTCTTTTGTAACATCTTGGAACACAGCATGAGTCTTTTTATCCCAACTGTCTTTTTGGTCATCTGTAATGCCTATACTATCCCAACGTTTCACACGTTTCATACGACGAATAATAGCGTTAAACATATTGTTATCGCCAAATATATCTTTAGCATCGTTCAATATAATATCATCTACTTCATTATTGTTTTCAAATAATACTGGAAGAATGCCTAAAATCTCTATATCGAATCCAGGTATTTCAAAAAGTTCATTTAATTCATCTATAAACATTTCTGCACCGTCTAAACTTCGTTCTTCTGTTTGCAATGTAATTACAACGTAATCGCTCGCATAAAGTGCTCCAGAGGTAAATAATGTGCTAGTTGGCGGTGTATCAAAAATAATAAAATCATATTGTTTCTTAATTTCTTTTAATTGATTATCTAAATATTTCACACGAGCAAAATCATCTTTTGGATATTGCGTTTCAAGAAATTTAGGAAACTTTTTAAAATCACGATAAGATGGAATTAAGAATAAATTTTCTTTGATTTCCATTATCACTTCTTCTAACTTATTTTTTTGCAATGCAGCCATAAGCGTATTATTAAAATCCGGTGCTTCACCATGTATAGCTTTATATGTTTTCATAAGGAATTTTGTGGCATTTGCTTGTGGATCATAATCAATTAACAATGTTTTATATCCCATAGTGGCCAATTCATAAGCAACCATCGTGCTATTGGTCGTTTTTCCAGAGCCACCTTTAAAGTTTGCAAAAGTAATCGTTGTCATATGCTAACCCCCTTACTAAACTATAAACTTTTTGTATCAATGTATCAATTGTAAAATGTATCAATGTATCATTTTTACTTGTTTCACGTGGAACATTTGGATGTTTTAAAACGCACCTAATGACATTACTTCTCATGCAGGTCATATACTGTGTTTTCAAAGTACCCACTTATGGCACACTTACTCAGTTGGAATTTTATAATTAGGTGGTCTTTTTTTCTGGATAACTAAGTCCAATCGTAGAACATACCGCTATTATAGTTAGGCTGGTATGTGCCTTCTAGTACGTCTGTGTACATATCAACAATATTAGTATTTGCATCTTGATTCAGTAATTTGTCAGCTTCAGCAACTTTTAAATCGTTAAATGCTACTAATTCAGCTTTGATACGTGAATCAATAAATCCACGCATAGACTTGATGTAATCTAATGAGCCTTGCTTGTGCGCTGTTAAACAAGCATTTACGATTCGTAATGCCTTTTCTAGTAATTCGTCTTTAAATGGCTTATAAGCAGGTAATTTAGTAAACGCATATACATTCGCATGGACAATCTCAATAATTGCTTGTACATCATCCTTCTTGTTTAGTAATGATTTGTATACAACATCTTTTAAACGTGAAATGAATTTAAGTGGTTTGAATGATTCTTTTGGCTTTACAGGTTGCTCAATTAATTCAACTGGTGCAACTTTTTTAACTGATAGCTTACAAGCGATTGATTTAAATGCTTTCGCGCCTTTACGAATATAATATTTAATAATACTAGCTTCAGGGGCAACAGTTTTATGTAGGGTCATTTCATCCACACAAGTTGATTCCTGTGCGTTTTCTGTAGATGGCGTCGCATCAACACTTTCAGCTTTCTGAACAGTAGGGACATCAGTTATCGACGTAGGGACATTTTTATATTTTTGCCACACATAAACTGACGGTGCTTTTAAGTCTGTTTTCGCGGACTTAGTGGCAAATGTAACAAGCATGCCTAACTGCTTAGCTTTAGCTACAGCGCGTTTAGCTGTTTTAATACTAAATACATAGCCGAATTTTTCTGCTGCTACTCTAACAAGTGAATTAAATTTAATCGTAGCGATGCCAGCTACTTTTACAGAGTGTCGCAGTAACACTTTGATAGCTTGTAACTCTTTACGACCAAATGTAGGCTTATGATCTGCTAACCACATTTCGATATTTGAGTTGAATTGTTTTACTGATTTAAATTGCGAGTAGCATTTGTAATACTCTGGATTATGCGTATAGATTAATGCTTTAGATTTAGTTTTCATTTTCATTTCTCCTCCTGGAGAACGAAAAAAAGCGTGGTATCAGATTACTTTTCGATACACACGCTTTAAGTATTTTTAGATACTATAAAGTAATTTAGCTTTTAATACTTGAAATAACCCCTAAAATGATTTATCATAATAAGCAATTAAGCAAGCATTAAAAGCAAGTTGTCAGTGCGTATCGTAGTTGGTTTACGATATAGCATGTTAATGAAGTATCCCCATACTTTATTAACCGCTTGCTTTTTTTGCGTTCTTTTTTAAGTTGAATTAAGTATAGTGTAATATATATGGAAAAGTCAACTTAATAATGGAGAAGTGTATAGATATAAACATATGTATCATTGCAGAAAAGTATCAATTGATACATATTACAAAAAAACATTATTACAATTGATACTTATTTTTATATTTATATAGTTTGTAAACGAAGTTCTCTGGATACTTGCGTTTGATTTACGAAAGATAATGACAGCATAACAGTCATGGTGCCTAATAAATTATAGAAATTCTCTTTCTTAAAATCCTTAAATCACCCAATATTTATATTTTATGGTTTTAAAAAATACTATATGGTACAATATACCACTGTGAAAAAGTATAAGTTAAAGGGGATTAAGTAATAATGAAATTAATTAAATTAGCGTGTTTTGTTTTCTTAAGTGTCTTACTTGTAGCATGTGGCTCAACAAGTTCTGATGACCAGTCTTCATCTATTAAAAAGCAAAAACAAGTAGAATTTAAAATCGTATCTGATAAGAAGTTTGATAGCACTGAGCAAAAAGAAATCAGAGTAACTACTAAGGCATCTAAAGAAAAAGATTTAAAGCAAATCACTGAAGATATTATGAAAAAATACGAAGATGATAATCTTGATTCTATCCATCTTTATATTCACGCACCAGATAAAGACATATTTGGAGATTTAAAAGCACATTCATTTATAGCTTACACTCAAAAAGGATCGGCTCAAGTTGGAGTAGATAAAGCTGATTCTTATAAAATTGAGATGGAAGCTCAAACTGAAGAAAATAAAGAGTCTACATCATCTGCAGACTCTAATGATCAATCCTCTAAGAAATGGCAGGACTCATTCAAACAAATTGCTCTTTCTGAAGCTGGGACATATATAGAATTAACTGAGAAAAAAGGTAAGTTAGCTGCGGATAGACTACAAGAACATTCTAAATTAATCGAAATGCAAGCAGATAAAATGGTTAATAAAGCTGATAAGCAACAATTTATGAAATTAAGTGAATTAGTTTTATCTGATAACTTAGCTGAAGTTAAGAAGCTTAAAGATGATTTAGAGAAATAAAATGTATAATAATTAATTATATTTATTAAGCTACCTATTTAGGTAGCCTTTTTATTTTTCTTCCTCTTTTCATAGTTATTTTGAGACAATATAAAAAATAGGGAATTATTGGCTATTACGCATAAGCCCGTAATATCAGAGTCTCATAAAATTTATATTAATTTTTATTTTAATTGACTACTTAATAAAATAGTTATTTAAAAATAACCATGTTAACTTACCGTAAAATAAAGATTAACTTATAGATAACAAAAAAGTATCAGCGTTAACTGATACTTTAATGACTAAATAATTTTTTTCAAAACCATTTTTATATTTTCTATTCTTTAATGTCTTTTAGTTTATATGTTTCAATTTGTTCGTTGTCTAATGATCCAGTAGAAATTGTTAAAATCACGTTTTTAAAATTAAAATCTGATGGCACGTTATAAACAGAATATATTTCATCTTCCAATTTTGGTTTGATAGTACCGACAGTATCATCCTCGTTCGTTGATTCAAATCCTGTAAATAACGACGTATACTCTGTACCATCTTCAGCTAATAAAGTACTATCACCTATTCCCATTACATCAGCGTTTTCAGTTCCTACATTTTTAGCTTTATATATAATCTTAATAAATTTACCATCAGGATATAAATCGCCTCCATCCTCATAAGCACTATAATCCCCATCTTTATCATATGTAACGGATTTAATAGTTAAGTCCACTGTTTCACCAAATGTATTTGTGTAATTTACAGTTTCATTTTGTTCATGCATTGAGTTTGAACCATCTTCTGCGGCAGCAATTTCATCGCTTTCTGCTTGTTGTTCGGCTGTTAAACCTTCTTCATTCACATCTTCAGTATCGTTATTGCAAGCTCCTAAAAATAAGCTACCTACTAATAACCCTGCTGTTAATACTCTTTTCATGTTAAATTCCACCTTTTTTTATATTTCTTAGTTTATTCAGCTCGTTTACTATTGTACTACAAAGCATATTTATAAAGCGTAATTGTCATTATAAAGATAAATATTATTAAAATAAAAAAGCCCACTGCTGGAGTGGGCAAAAGTTTGGATCGCGCCATATGGTAACGCTATTTTTCACTTTTAAATTTCTTCATAACCCCAAAATTCCATAGCGTCTGTTGTGATAATCCATTCTCCACGTTTTCCACCTTGACGTTTGAAATATTTCACAAGTCCTTTTTTTAATAGCTGTTCTAAATTTTCTTGACCTTTTTTCGAACGCCCAGCTAATCGTTCTTTAATCGTTTTTTCATGTAAATCGTATCGTTCACTTGCCTCAGCAATCGTCATATATTTATCGATTTCTTTTTTCATTTTTTGTTTCCTCCATAATTTTTTGTTTCGTTTTATTGTGTTGATGTTCCCAATATTTTTTACGTCCGAATGCAATCATAATCGCAATTATACAAAGGAATATAATGATAATAGTAATTTTCATATTTCAAATGATATACTTAAAAATATATAATGAAACAGTGAGGTTTAACCCCCACGTCTCATTCTTTTCAGTTCTAGTTTGCTTTTTTCATTTTCGGTTTTTACTTTAGAACCCTCATGCCAAAGTTTTCTAAAAGTTGCTATTGTGACTAAAGTTGCTAGAACTGAAGTTATAATTTCTAAGTAACTCATTTGTTCACCTCCTTTTCTATATATTAATTATAACATCTTATAAGATGTTTGTATAGTATTATTTAAGAGAAAATAAATTTTATTATATAAAAAAAGCCATCATATAGATGGCTAAACATGAAATAACTGAACACATTTTCAATTATTTATAATTATTTTAACCCGAAATGAAATAGAATAATAGTCCTATTTGATTATCATTTCTAGAAATAAAAAAAGCCCCATACCTTCTACATGACTGTGGAAGATACGGGGCTTTATTTCATATTTAGTTAGCTGTGAATTTAACAAACTTAGGTGATGCAGTAATATATAAACCACTTTTCAGCAAGTACATATCTCCTACTTTTTTAACAACAGTGAATACTTCACCTTTGTTTACTTGGCCATCTGGATTCGTCCAACGTGCTGTATCATAATAATTCAAGTCGTCCACAAGCACTCTGATTGTACCGATAGATGTGTGATAGCCTTTTACATTCTTCTTGTTTGCAGTGATGTAGCCTTTTGCTGTTTTCAAGCGTGGCGTTTTCCCATCGTACTCGATACCAGTAATCGTGAGTCGCGTACCTTCTGGATAACGTTTAATCGTTTTCTTCAACGTAACATCTTCATACAAACCGATTTCTCGTAATGTCACGACACGATCTGGCGTGTACGTATAAAATTTATCGCTTGTTGTATCACCTTTCAATTTACGCGCCACTTCGTTTTTAAAACGTGTCCAATCGCTCGGACGTGCAACAAATGGTGCCGGACAATTCTTGGCTGTTACATCGTAGTGACGATATAAATCATGTTGATTCAAACCATATTTTTTACACAATTCGACGACTACATCGACTGTACGATTAAATGTCGCTGTTGCGATAGAACCATCTTTTTCTAGACACATCTCAACGCCTACGGCTGTCCAGTTGGCATTTTTTCCAAGTTCTGCCGCAGCACCTCGATATGCTTTCCCTTTTACATATTTTTGTACATCGTTCGCTTGATAAGTGAGCTCATTCAACGGCACAATACATAATGCCTCTTTGGCGTCGACGAATAAGTGTGCGCTTGCATAGCGACCTCCACCTCCATCTTTGCCATCAAAAAACGATGCATGATTAGCAGCCGATGCACCAGGGTTTGCTGTGTAATGGACAATGATACCTTTGGTCATCGAACGCTTTAAGCCTGGTCGGCTAAATTGATTTACCACTACATAGTTATTTTTAATTTGTGACATTATGCTTCCTCCTTTTTCTTCTCGTGTTCATCAATCACTTGCTTATGTTCTTTTGCTTTTTTTGTTACAACATACGTGTTCTTCCACACGCCATAGATAATTAAGATAAATGGTACTGCAGCAAGTAATGCATTCGTAAATGCTTCAATTGATTTATCTGTAAACCATGCAAACTCAAAACCTAAAGTCTGCAAAAATAAAAGGACTGCTCCAAGCAATCCTCCGAATAATGCAATGTATTCTTTTAGTTTTTCTGTATTCATAATTGTCCTCCTTATTTTATTGTCCTAAGACGATCGCCATAATCGCTACAATGACTGAACCGATGATGGATGTACCTGCCCAGAAAACGATTTTGTCATGGCGATCAATACGATGATGTGCGCTTTTTGAACTTGCTCGTGCTTCTTCTGCAATGTCTTGCGCTAAATCGGCTTTTGTTTCAGCACGTTGCGCAGTATTACGTAATTGATTGATGTTATCTAACTTTGCATCCAGACTTCCTAGTTTCTCGAAAACCTCTAGCATGACTGTTTTTTCTTCTGCCATGTGACACCTACTTTTCTTCATTTTGACCAAAATAAAAACACCCTATAAGGTGCGAATCAATTGCTTATTTACCCTCCATAATTTCGATTTTTTCGTCTGCTGTAATACGATTCATGACAACCATTTGTTCCATGTTCGCATCTGTTAAATTTCCTAACAACCATTGTAATTTGATGTAATTATAAAAACGTGACATATTAAATACCCCCCATTAAAATTTCGTTTGTTGTTTGTTCTAATACTGCTACACGTTCTTCTAATGTGAGAACCGTTGTACTATCTTCTTGATAAGGTACAGTATCAAATAATAAATAATTTTCGTTTAATCCATAGGTGATGGATTGGATAAAATAACCTTTTGAAAGATATTCATTTATACGATTATTTTTATCATCCTCGTCTAAAAATAGAATTTTTATCAATCTTACCCCTCCTATTAAGTAATGGTATAGTAAACGGGTGGTGTTCCTTTTATATAAAAAGATGAATAAGTTAATGAATACCCCGTTGATACATTGAATATAAATTTAACGGTTGAATTTTTCGGTATATCCATATCAAGTGCATAAGGAACGACTGTACCACCTTGCGGACTGACTGGTATATTTTTAACTTCTACATCATTAATCATTATTGAAAGTGAACCAGTTGCTGAGCTATTCAATGTCGTCCCATATGTTATTCGTATCTGACTTTTGTATTTAACATACAAGGTGAATACACTTGATTTATTACCATTCGTTATCGTTGAACCCCTTGCAGGGGCTAATTGTGTATCTGATAAGGTGATACCTTCACCACCAACTAACTTCTTAATCAAACCCATTACACCACAACCCCTCGTACATTCCCTGTACCACTAGGACGTTTAAATTTAATCGTTGTGACCGCAATATTTAATTCGTTTAATGTTTCACCCGCCAGTAACCGAATACGTCCGTTATTGCCCGCGGCTGTATCTGTGTTTGCTGTATCGAACGCGATGTATAAATCCGTATCACCGTCATTCGTAATATACTTAATTGATCGCGATGCTTTTGGTAATGTTTTAGAAACCTGTGTTGTTCCTACAACTTCATCAATCGAAAAGAAACTTGCTTCCCCTCTTACAAAAACTTCTCCTCCACCAAGATAAAATTTATCTCCGATTGCCATTTATTCAACCTCCTCCAAATAAAGACCACTTGTGTCCATTTTTAATGAGAAATTTTTAGTCCCATTATTCAATCGCAAGAAACCGTTCGTTAAATGATTATTGCTTGAAATATGGTTATCTATAGCTGTTTTTAATATTGAGGCACCTAACGTACCATCATTTCCAATGTCTAGCCCTGCATTATTGGCTATTTTAACGCCACCTAAAACACTGCTAGTCGCAACAGGTAAATTGTAGTTATTAGCTCCTGTTGCAACACCATCGAGTTTAGATTTATCAGTATTGGACATCAAACCCTTATTGGTTGTAGTTGCAACGTCTGTATTTGCCTTTGAATTTGCTAAATCATAGGCTTGCTTAACGGATTTTGCACTGGCAGCGTTTGTGGTAGAAGTACTTGCTACACTATCCTCCACAATTGTTTTTGTAGCTCCTTCTGCAATCCCTTTTAATTTATTTTGTTCAGCAGTTGTATAGTCGTTCGTTGATAAGCCTTTACCTTCCACAGTATTTACTTTTGTAGCTAATCCTTCAGTTAATTCGGATTTTGTTGCAAGCGCCGATAAATCAATGTTTCCAACTTTACCGTCCACATAATCTTTAGCAGATTGTAGTGCGCTTGCATCGCCAATTGCACGTTTAGTCGCTTCACTATCAATACGCGCTTTCAATGTAGCGTGTTGTACGTTTTCTTCATCTGTACGGGCTTGAATTACTTCATCATTTGTATTGCCTTCGGTTAATTCATTAAATCGACTTTCCACACTTTCAGCAGTCGATTTCGCACTATTTGCTGTCGATAAGGCATTACTGGCATCAGTTTTTGCCTTCGTTGCATCAGTAGTCGCTTGCGTAGACAATGTTTTAGCGCTGTCTGCTTGTGTCATAGCTTCACTTGATGTAGCAGTCGCAGTCTGTGCTACATCTTTCGCTTCATTTGCTACGGCTACTGCATCTGTGGAAGATTGCACAGCTTGATTCGCACTTGCTACCGCACCTTCAACTTGTGATACGGCGTTTTCAGATGCTTCAACAGCTTGTGTTACTTGAGATTTTGCTGCATCTGCTACCGTTTTCGCATCTTTTGCAATAACTAACGTTTCAGCCATATCATCTAATAATGACTTGATACTGATAATCGGAATGGTTTCCCCAACTTCATTAAACGATTTTTCAATTAGTAATCGTTGTGTACCGGCATTTGGGGCAATGTGTAGCTTATTATCTGCTGTTGTTAAATTGACTTGAATGCTATAAGTACCGGCTGGCAATTCACTTGATAGTGTGAACGAAAATGTATTCATTTCTTCATTTACAATTGGTTTTTCAGTTGAATAAAGTGAGCCATTAGAGCCGATTTGTACAGCGATTGTCGTGAATTGTGATAAATCAATACGTTGCTGTTCTTCGTCTAATACAGCTAATTCAACTTGTGTAGCGTTATCGGTACTTTTTAAAGTATCAATATCATTTACCAGTAGTAACTTCATTTACCTCGTCATCTCCTTCTTTTGCTGCATGTGTAATAGCTTGTTTTAAGGATTGATTTTCTTTTTCCAGATGTTCAATAATTTCTTGGTCCTCTCCTACAATTGCTTGTAATTCTGCAATTAAAATAGCATCATCCGCTTTGGACGATGCCATATTTTTAATCACACGATTTAATCGCGTAATCGTTGCTTCATATTGCTCTGTTGTTTTTTCTGCCATTATGCCACTTTCCTTTCTAGTTCTTCCACACGATGTAGTAGTTGTTGAATCGCGCGACTGTTAAGCCATGTGCCTTGCGCAACTAAAACACCTTCGCCCATTGTGTCTGCAACTTCGACGGGTGCTTCATCTAAAATTAGGCCGACGTATGGGCGATCTATACCTTCAATATCATCTAAATATTGATATTCTGTAATACGCATACTATTTACAATAGCTAATGCGTCACCTTCATATGTCCGAATGTTTTTCTTTAATTCACGTTTGGATGTTTCGACTAATTTTGAACATGTAACATTTCCTGCTAGTACCATATTTCCTGTTGTACCACCAATTTTAATTGCGTCACTCCAGGAATTAATATTTGTGCTATTAAAATAAAAGTTCCCAATCCCTGCTGTTACAGCGTTGACACGATTTAAGTCAGCTAATTTTGCATAGATGTCGTACATATTATAATTTTTATCAGATACATAGAGCGAACCGCCTGCTGGATTAATAAAGATATTACTACCAACAGTTGACTCTAAAATAATATTCCCACTCGATGCAAGTACAAGTGAGTTAGCTTGCGATGTATAACCATCAGCAAAGAATTCAATAACACCGGATGCAGAACCGTTATTATCAGCATCCATCCGAGTTGAAATACCTTTTGCACTGTAATAGAGAGCATTCGTATTCCCTCCATCCAGTTGTTTCATTTTAATATAGCCGACTTTGGCTTCAAGTGAATGATTGCCGGCATATGTTTTTCCACGCCAGTTATTCGAAAAATAACCAAAACACGTCATTTGTTGACCTTCAATTTTTGTATAAGCTGTATTCGCGCTATTTGCACTTATAATACGTGGTGCGACGAATGTATCAGCTACTTTTACAGTACCGTCTAAATAAATGGCTTTCCCAGCAATATAAACACCTTTATCAGCTTCAACACTGATTTGACTAATAACATCGCCTTTTTCCACTCGCAAATTAATGCGGTCACTCATTTGCGTCATAATCGACGCTGTACCATTGTTCAAGGAATTTACTTCCGAACGCAGACCACTGGCCGTTAATGTCAAAGTCGTTAATTCTCTTTCAGCATTTCCGACTCTTAAAACTAAACCGTCCATTGATTGAGCAATTCCACTAATACGGCCATCGTTTTCTTCGTACCAACCAAGCGCTTCAACTCGATTATCAATGATAGATTGCGTCATAGTTGCAAACGCTGCATCATCTTGTTGATTTCGTTCTTCGACTGTCTGCTTTAAATTATCCATCGATGTATTAATACCTTCAATTTCGTCTAATAATTCTTGGTGTTTTTGTAGCGTATCACTTTTTAATTCATCGATTAAATCGGGGTCTAGTTTTTCAATATCGATTTGTTGTAGTACCCATTTTTCGCCATCCCACACATATAACTGTGGAGGATTAGTTGATGTGTTTAACCACTGTTGACCTTCAACCGGGAATGGGGGTGGCGTGGGGCCTACATGTATGTCTGTGTTATTACTAAGTGAAACTTTACTTGTTGCTTTAACTCGTTTTTCCTTCATCACGCACCTCCTACATATTGTCGAATAGGACGATTATTGAACTGGGCACCAAACCGAATCAATTGAATATCGTTCAAATCAACACTAATTGCAATAACATCGAATAAGTCCTCATTAACGGTACCGATGATTCGACGTTCTTTATCATCTGCATCTCCTGCTGAATAAGAGCAATTCGTTAAAATTGTTGGTGTATTGCCAAACCCATTACGTTTAGCAGAATCACGATGCTTGTGCCCAGCAAAGAAACTTATTAGTTTTCCTGGACCACGTTCACTGTAGTCTACTTTAATGGTGACTGGATAATCACTATTTTTATTAGCAGTGTGCAGCGCATCTTTTGTCGAATCGTATGTTGTACCTGTACGCCACGCATTAAATATTCCTGACATAACTTCATCATTAATAGCAGTCCAATCGCCAAGTTCAACCGTACCATTTAATCCATTGTGGACGAATACAGCAACACCGTAATCACTTGGTGTTTGCTTTAAAACGTCTGCCACGTATTGAATCTGCATGGCTTGGAAACCTAAATATTTACGAGATTGATACTTTACTTTTTTTACATCATCAAGTAAGTCATAACGTAAATCCCATGCATCTAATACTAATACTCTTAGCTTTTTATCTTCCACATCGTAGTAGCTGTAGATTGCATTATCCGCATCATTATAAGTAATATCATGCTGTAAATATTGGTTTTTTAAAATCATGGCCATTTCCTTTGGTTTTACAAGTCCATCACCTTTTGCTCCATATTGTCGTACATCACCAAGACCATTATCATCGTGATTCCCCTTCGTAAACATTACGGGGCAATCAGACTGATTTAACATAGCGGTTACAGCCTGTAAATTAGAAAGAGTGAGCGCTTTAGATGTTTTACCATCCACTAGATCGCCACCATGTACAACTAAATCACAATCAACCTGGTGTGTAATTTCCACAACGTTTCGGATATGATCCATCGAGCGCAATTTAGATTGTGTATATTCCATTCCATCTGTTGCATAGTGTGTGTCTGTAATGAATGGAATAATAACATGTGTATTTTGCAAGGCTTCGATTTTTTTCACCATATCTTCAATTGCTGTTTTAAAGTAAGTTGTAGCGACAAAGTTAAATGAATCATCTAAAAAATGACAATAAAAATCACAGTTCTTGGCATAATCTTCACCCGTCACTGTGACAGTATTACCGATATTCTGTTGCGCCATTTCCCATGCTGTATCGTGTTCACCTGTCTTACGATAAATCTTTTCCCACACGTATTGTTCTTTTGTGCCGTTCACTCGAATATTATCTTTGTAAACTACTGCTTCAAGTACTGCATCGCCAGTCGTTTGAAGGTAACCGTTACGTGCAATTAACCCGGCGCTTGGACGGATTTCAATACGATAAACAGGCGATAAACTATTGTTTAGTGTTGTTAAATCGGATTGTAATTTTTTGATTTCATCTGGTGTATTATTTACTAATTCAACATATTCGCCTAAAACAACTTTGTTTTTTGTTGGATCACTAAAAGATGTTTCTTTTTCAATAATACGAGCACCTACTGTAAGCTCTGGTGCCATCTCAAAATCGACTGCTCGTACACTATCACCTAGCCAAACCGGTTCTTCATCTGTATAACCAGCCATTTGATTGAGTAAGGCAGTATCAATTTCATATTGGTATTTCGGACGATTGCATTCATTTAATTCTTGTCGTGCAGCAGAATATAAAGCCGATGGCGTTTCAAGTTCACTATATTCAACAAACTTTACTAGATACTCACGTCCACCGTTATATAAATCATTGGCAGCACTATCATAAATTGTATCGCTACCATTATTCATATCTGTAAATGTAATGCCATCTTTTCCGCGCGCTTTAATAGCTGTATAAAGTTCTGCGTCAGATGCACGACGCGTGACACCAACTAAATCTCTGCGATATTCAAATCGTTTACCTGTATCATGTCGACCACGTTCTTCCACAAGGTCAAAACACTTATTAATGATTTTATTCGCATCGTTTAATTCTACATAAGCATCAATTTCTCCGCGATAATCTTTACAAATCGTTTGAATCTCTGCTTGTGCCGTTGTAGTGCCATCGAATTCTTGTGCGATTAGTTCACCTAACCATTCCGCATTTTTAATTTGCCAACCACTATTACTTAAACAATGTGCGAATGCATCGCGAAAATTGACTGTTCCAATTTTGGCACGTGGCACTAATGTTTTTAATAAATCATGTACAAATGCATTTTCTGCATAAGCTGTTTTCACATGTATATCGCCTAACAGTGCATCTTCCACATCGTAGATACGGAACAATCGATATTTATACGTTTCGTCTTGAAATACTACATAATTCCCTCGTACAATGTGTTGAGATTCTTCTTCATTAGCTGGTACGCTAAATTGATACGTGTCATAAAAATCTTCTAGTTTCTCTGTACGCAAGTCATCGTAAAATGGACAAGAATGCGTACTATCATTGCTTAAAACGGCCACTGTTTTATAATCGTCAGCAGCATAACGACTTGCTGCATCTGCTTTTAAAATGAGTAGATTCATCGGTTACCTCCTTTCTATAATGCTGTTGGGCGTATGTGCATCGTCCAATCAAAACCTTCTGCAAATACAATTTCATCTTGTACGCCACCTATGAATTTGATAAAGTCGGTGCCGATGTGCATTGCATCCATGAAAAGTTGGCCATTCTTATAAATACGGCCACGTTCACAATCAAAAATAAGTTCATCACCTTCCCAGATAATGATTTCCGGTGTGGACGATAATATGGTTTCTTCTTTGATTTCAGCACGTTCATACACTTTTAAATCACAGAACGCTAAGTAGTTCGATTTGTAGCTAATTCCTTTAGCATCTTCTGTAATTGAACGTTTTCCTGCATACAATACAAAGCCAGCTAAATCTTTTTTAAATGTATCAAATTCATCGGTCCAAACAGATTCCCAACGATTTAATTCATTCCGATTTTTTGTATCTAATTTAACGACTGTTGCAAAAAATTTATTGCCGACTTTCTCAATTTCGATATAGCCATAAAAATCTGTTAAATCATTTGTACTGTTATTTTCATTAAGTGATTCTTTCAGTGTGATATAGCTATAGGTTACTTTTCCTTTTGAGTCCGTCTTTTTTACTTTCTGTTTTCTTGAAAGTGCAACAGCTTTTTTATTTTTAACAGTTGGTTTAAACTGGCCAACACTCTTAATGCTGCCATCTGCGCGATATACTTGTACATTGATTTCTTGCTCGCTACCTTCTCCGTTATCTTTAATACCTAATTTACCAATTACTTTGCCTGCGTTGTCCAATAAATACAACTCAAATTTATTTTCGGCACGTTTGTAGTTATTCATCGACTGTATACGCCACGTCACTTTCCAGTTGGCCAATTGTTTCGTAAGCATACGTTTGAGCGCTGGACCATACCATTCTGTACTTTTACCAGTATTTTCTCCAAAATCTTTTACATTAATATCATCATCAGACTGTTGAAAATAAGAACCTTTACCAACAGTGCCATTATCTACTTGTGTAAACGTTTCACTAGACTGCCGTTGCCACAAGTCCATATTTTGTGCTGTATCTGTCAACACAGGATTATAAATTGTTGTAGCAGTTTCTCCAGTTTCTACATCCACTTTACCTCCAACATACACAAACTGGTCTACAGTCGATAAACCGCACCATGTCGCGTCTTTTTGAGCAATTGCATGTATAACAGGAAACGTCTGTTTCTGTCCTTTTGGTGTAAATTTCAAGATATTATTGATGATGTTATACGTCATTTGTTCACCGTATTTTAATGGATCAGCACAAGTAAAAGTCAAAGTTACGCTATAGTCATAACCATTAACCCATTCAAAATCAGAAATACCGGTAAATTGGCCATAATATGTCCACTGTGCATCTGTATCTAGAACAAGTGGTTTCTCCACTGGCTCTTGTAAAATAACTAGATTTTCTAAATACAATCGTTTCTCATTGAAATCTTCTTGTGAAGAACAATAAAGGCTCACGTCTAATGTAATCTGACGCGAACCAATATCATTGCCCATATTTAAAGTGCCTAGTCGACCAGGTACATTCACATTCTCTGGTGAAATCTCTGGCGAAGAAACAACTGCATCATTTAAAAAATAACCAAGCTGTTTCATATAAGCGCCGTCATAAGTAAAAGATGGCTCTGCTGTAATTATCATGTTGTCACTCCTTTTGCTCGCATACTCATGCGCTCATTCGTTTGGTTGATACGATTCACGACATTTGCAATTTCTTTACCGTCAATTTGAATAGTGGTGCCCGATGCGAGTAAAGCAATTAACGCATCTAATTTTTTAGATGTTTCAGCACCTTGCGCCATAATAGCTGCTACAATACCTTCCACAGATGATGCAGTAGAAGTGGTTGCTTTATTCCCATTCAAATACTGACTAGCTTGTGCAAGTAATTGCATAGAACGTCCTTTTTTCGCTTTATCCAATGGAATAATGGCTTCTGGACCATCTTCACCAACAAGCCCCATATGCGCTTTTGTGATAATACCACCGTTGGCATATGGTTTGACGCGTGGCCCTCTTGGACTCCATCCTTTTCCTTTACCAGCACGTGTGATAGCTGCGTACCACTCTTTGATGTTAAACATGGCGAGTAATTGGTCATAGCCACTAAAAATATTGCCATGCCCTTTTAATTTATAATTATCAAATGTAGATTGAATGAATTGAAGTAATCCTTTCGCACCGCCCGAACCATTATGCGTATTTACATCAACAATTCCTTGTCGAACCGTCGCATTACCACCGGACTCCGTTTGAATTTGTTCAAGCACTTCATTTAATCCTTGTTTTGAAATGGCCCGACCATAAATTGCTTGGTGGGCTTTCTTGATTTGTGGAATCCATGCCTTTGCACTACCCGAAACATTTCCTGCAGCACCAAAACTTCCTTTCGCTGCCTTTGCTTCAGCTGGTGATTTTGCTGATAAGTGAAGGTGGTTCATATGCCCGCCATACGGGAACTTTTTAAACTCTCCACCATTTTGGCTCCATTTGTCACTTCCGATTACATATTTCAAATAAGGATGTCCTTGTAGCGATTTCGCCATTTGATAATAGGAATTATCACTAATTCCACCACGCGCTAAATCCAACCCAAGTCCATAAACATGGTCCGATGTAGTACCTGCTTTAGTTTTCGATTCTTTTCGTTTTCCGTTTGAAATATAAAGTGAAGGATACTGCGATTTAAATTGATTTACGATTTGTTTACCTAGATCATATAGGTAATCGTATACGCCCATTTTGTTGCTAATTTTATTAAAATCACCTGTAAATGGTGACCAAGAACCAAAATCGGCTCCACCACCCATTGAATCAGCAATGTTAAAAACGAAATCTTTTGCTTTATCAACCATCATTTTCATCATGCCATTAAGCATTGATGGCACCATGCCAGACGAAAATTGGCCAGGAATAACATTACCAATTACATTCATCAAAAGTTCTTTCACTTTTTCTGGACTCGTTACCCAGTCCCAAATTTCTGTAGACCAATCTTTTACTTTATTAAATGCTGCAGAACCCACATCTTTTGTGCCTTGCCATAACTTGGATGCACCCGATTTTGTGGATGACCACAGACCAGACAATGTATCGCCAACACCCGATTTATATTGTGGAATGACACCACGTTTGGCTAAATCGCGCGTCTTATGACCGGGCAATACTTCCGCACCTTGTGGAAGATTCATGACCACATTTCGTCCTTTTGGTACGAATGTTTGGCCATTCGGCAATGCTACTAACTCACGATAGTTACTACCTGGTGCATCGTTAACCATTGCTAGACCGCCATCATGCCCACCATTTGGTGTACCTTTTGCATACTTAGTTAAACTAACTTCTTTTAGCTTGGTATCAGCACCAACCCAGCCCATAACTTTATTGACACCGCCAACCACTTTGTTTAAACCCCACTCAACGCCACCGATTAACCCTTTTAGCAATTTTTTACCGCCATTTTTCAGTGCACCGGCACCTTTGGCAATTGCATCTGCCATTCGTTGTGGCATTTTCTTCACGTGATCAATCATATTAGTAACTTTCTCAACGGTTAATTTCTTAATGGCCGTCCATGAATTCGACATCGCTGTTTTTACATTCGACATACGATTCTTTACTGCATTGTAGCCATTGGAGAAAGAGTTCTTGGTGCTCGTCCACATCGATGATACTTTGTCGGTTACTGCCTTTTTTGTATTTGTCCATGCATTAGATACTGAATTTTTTATACTGGCCATACGTGACTTCACCGCATTGTAGCCATTGGAGAAAGAGTTCTTGGTGCTCGTCCACATCGATGATACTTTGTCGGTTACTGCCTTTTTCGTATTTGTCCAAGCATTAGATACTGAATTTTTTATACTGGCCATACGTGACTTCACCGCATTGTAGCCCGACGAAAATAAGTTTTTCGTACTTGTCCACATACCTGTTACCTTAGCGACTGCTAATTTACGTGCATTTGTCCAAGCGTTTGAAATAGCATTTTTAGCGCCTTCGATTTTTGTTTTCACAAAGGTATAGCCAGTTGCAAAAGCGCCTTTAACCGATTTCCACATCGCTGCTACCACGCCACGAACGCCCATCGCTTTTAAATTGTTCCACGTATTTAATAAGCTATCACGTAACTTATTAACGAAATTACGAAACGTTTCAGAATGCTTATACGCATATTTGAATCCAGCCACAAGTAAGGAAACCGCTGTGATAACTAAACCGACTGGCCCAAGTAGCGCTCTAAACGCTGTAACTAATCCTGTACGAATAAATGGCGCGATAAATTTAAGCACATTCCACAGTTTTGATAAGCCATTACCTAGCCAAACAATTGGCTTATAGGCGATATCTACAGCTTTTCCTAAGCCACTCATAACGGTGCTCATAGATGGTAAGAAAGAAACAAGTAATTTCAAACCACTAAATAAACCTTTAATAGCACTCCAAGCGAGTTTAATTGGCATAGCTAGTACTTTAAAAGCAATTGTTAAAGGCCCCATCGCAACTGCTAATACACCGGCACCAATTGCGATTTTTTGTTGTGTATCAGATAATCCATTGAACCAATCAATCAATTGTTTTACATAAGGAAGAAGCCCGGTAGCTATTGCTGCACCTGTATTCATTAAAGTCGTTCCTAAAGGCATCAATTCAGCTTTTAGATTATTATATGCCTTAATCAACTGAGTGAGCGCTTTTTCCTGTTCATCCTTAAGAAGTTCATCCGCCTGTCCTTTTTTTGCTTTCCCATCTTTTGCTTTGGCATTAAAAATACCCTCTATTGAGAGTAAATCAATATCTTCGCCTTGTGTTCCAAAAATAGCAGCCCAAAAGGCTTTCTTATCTTTTTGGGGTAGCTTATTAGCTTTTTTACTAGCTTCTATCATGAAGGCATTATAATCAATTTCCCCAGCTTGGAATTTTGCGTATTCAGCACCTAATCCAAACTCTTTATAGGCATCAGCACCATCACCGACTACTTTCTTTTGTCCTTCAGCCATCAGATCTAGAATTTTATCGCTACTCCATCCACCAGTTTTCATTCCACCTTCAAGTCGTGCAATGATTTCCTCTACACCCATTCCACCATCTTGTAATTGTGCAAAATATTCCATTGCTTGGTCAAAATCTTCAATGCCTGTTTGTGAAATACGTTGTGCATAATCTCCTGCAGTACTAATATCTTGATTGAACTTTTTTTGCAACATCGAAATAACATCAATAACTTCTTTTCCTTCTAAGTCGCTATTTTTCGAAATAACTGTGGCATAATCAATGGCTTTTTGTTTATCTTTATCTGCAATTCCTCGTTGCTCGGTACGTGCAGCAATATTAGTGGTTTCCTCTAAATCAGTTGTAATCCCCGATTTATAGGTATTCATGATATTCTTTTTCATTTTCTTTAATTTTTCTTCTGAACCATTTACTAAGGTAGCAAGTCTTGTATCAATATCTGCTGCTGAATTAGAGATATCAATGGCGAGCGCACCCATTGCTGTTCCTACACCTGCAGCAGCTGTAGATAATCCCATCAATGGCCCACTCATACCGCTAATTTTATCGCCTACCTTAGAAAATGCTGAACGTAGCTTACTACTACTTTGCTGTGTTTCATCCATTTCTTCTTGTAAACGATTCATAGCGCGTCGTGCTTCATTATTGGATGTTTCTAAGTCACGTACACGTGCCACCTGGCGACGATATTCTTCGCTATTTTCGCCATATTGTTGCTTCAAACGTTGCATCTTTTGCTTTTCTTTGTCGATTAAACGTGTCCGTTCTTCCACAGCTTGTTCCAGCCCGTTATAATCGGCTTCAAGCGCTTCGAGTTCTTTCCCTTGTGAACGTAAATTTGCCACGATTGAACGATTCTCTGTACTTAAAAGACTAATCGATTTCCGCAATTCCTCTGTACCATCGCGCGCATCGGTTAATTGCGATGTAACGCGATTTAACTGTGCTTGATACTTGGCTTGTTCTTGCACTGTTTTATTGATTTGGCGCGCTAATTCTCGTGCTTTTTCCGATGATTCGCCACTCGCTGCCACTTCATCTGCATAGGCTTGTTTCAGCTTATCGATTTGTTTTGCGTTGAGCTTCATGGAATCGCGTAATCCATCATAGTTTGCTTCAAGTTTCCCGATTTTGTTTTGTAACAAATCATAATTAGCCATTTCAGCTTTCATCTTTTGTTGATTTTGTTTTAATGCACGTTGCATATCTTTTAAACTGCTTTCAAAACCGACACTTGAAATGTCTACTTCAATAATCATCTGCCCCAATGGTTGTTGATTACTGGCCATACTGCCACCTCCTTACATAAATCCTTTTAAGGCTTCATACATACTGCCGACCTTTTTTTCTTCTTTCTTTTCTTTGTTGAAAAGTTCAACTAAATGAAAGAAATCGGCATTTGCTATATCTTGATAAGCCATGCCGTTTTCCATAAATGATTTATACAATTTATCGATAGTTTCTAATGATGCTTCATACGTTATTTCTGCATGTACTTCATCATTTTCGCCATTTTTTTTTCTTCTTCTTTTTCCAATTCTTCCACACCTAAGATTTGTTCAAAAATATGTTTAATTTTTAATGCACCTGTTGATGCATCAAGCCCTTCCCAAATATCATCAGACGATACGTGGAAAACATCTGCCACAAATTCAATTTGTTTTTCTAGCATTGCTACTTCATCTGGCTCCTTTTCATTGGCCATTTTTTCTAATTCTGCTTTTACTTTTAATGCATCACGTGTAACTTTAATCGACACGAAATCTAATTTGCGTGATTCATATTCAAATTGTTCTTTTCCGTCCACAATTTCTTTCTTCTTCATTAGTTTTAATTCATAAATAGCCATGTAATAGCCCTCCAGTATGTTTTAGATAAATAAAAAAGCACCCCAAACGGAGTGCTTCATTGAATTTTAATTTAATTATTGCCACGTAATATTGGCTTGCTTTGCCTCTGGCGTAGCGCTCACATTAAGCGCCACCGCTGGGTGTAACTTTAAATGCTTTGGCACGTAATGCTGCTACTTGTTCGGCACCTACTGCAATTCCGTAACCTTTTTTATCATCGCCAACAACACACGCCATTGTGTATTCTTCTTCTGGCAATTCTTTGTTTTCTCCTTCAAGTGTTTCACCTTCAAGTGAATTTCGTGACCATGATCCGCGATAAAGTGCAATCGCATACGGTTCACCTTGTGGCGTTTTATCATAGAAGATAGTCGCGGTATACGGTGCTTCTGTATCATCGCCACCTTCGTAGAAACCTTCTGTTGATTTTGCAATACCAAGAATTGTCATTTCAAAATCAAGTGGCACATCAATGGCTGTTAAAGTCGCTGACAAGTCACCGATACCACGTTTTGCTGTACGATAAGGAATATTTGAGCCGAATTGTTTCACAGCTTCAGCTGTTAATCCGTCCACAACAAATGAGCGTGTTGCCCCTTTGTCTGTTTTTCCTTCAAGTGTAAAAATATTTTCTTCTGTTGTTTGGAAATTGGCATCTAATACCGCGATTTCTGCTTTTTCAAATCCTACTGCGTTCATTCATTTTCCTCCTCTTTTTGAGTAAATAAAATAGCGCTATATAAACGTGTGTTTACGTAGCGCTTTGTTTCTTTGAAATATGTGTCCAGGCCACCGGCTTGTTGTTCAAAACCAAGTGTCCTCATAACTTTTCGTACTTCATATGCTAAAGAGTCCCGGACTCCTCGGTTTGTGGCTTCCACATTAATCTGGTAGTAGTAGCTTTCACTATGATTAGTGTTGCTGCCATAGCTACTTGGTTTGCTGGGCTGTGACGGTGTAATGATAATAAATGGACTTAATAAGTCGCCTGTTTCTGCATACTCGTAAAATTTAATCCGGTCACCACAACTTGTTGCAATGAGCACATTTTCGCGTAGTGCATGATTAATTTCCATCATCAAATCTCTCATAGACGTTTAGCCATCTCCCTTCGCGTTGCATCAAATACTTCCTGTTTTTTAGTTTCCATAGCTTTTGCGATTTGCTTGTAACCGCCTAGTTGCGGACCGTAAAACTTCCCATCGCGTTTATAGCCATTCTCATTCAAATGGATAATACGATAACGCTCCAATGGACCATTCCAACCAATCTGAACAGTACGCGCACCACGCTTTGATTTCGGTTTGCTCATGACAATCTCGTCAACTGTTGCCCCGATTGAATAGTCGCCTAAGCTACTTGATAGCCTTCTGGCCACTTCTTTTTTCAATACCGTTGCACCGGCAGTTACAGCTGTATCAGTTAGCTTTTTAAACTCTTTTTCGGACATCATTTGTTTTAAACGCTGTTGGATTTCGGCTAAACCATGAAATTCGACACCCATTAAACCACCGCCAATACGATGTTAATAAAACCAAGTGATTGTGCATCTGGTCTTACTTCAACGATATTCCAAACCTTTCCGGTATAACGATAGTGGCCAATCTCTGCAAAATGCTTACGGTCTGGAATATAATCCATCAACGGATCTCGAATATTAATCGTAATCGATTCTTTTGCATTCACCGTTTTTAAGATTTCTAAATCCTTTTGACTCGATGCGTAGATTTCACAAAAGCAATAATGTAACGTTTCCTTTTCTTGTTCGCCCGGCTCTGGACCCTGTATAGGCTCATAACCAAAGAACGTGATAGGTGTCCGTAAATCACCGCTAGTAAGTTGTCGTGCCATCTTCAATCACCTCATATAAT